TAATTGTTTTTTAATTCTACCACCATCTTTTTTAAATAAAGTTCCCCCTATTTCTGCTTCTGCTATAGCAATAGCACTATTAAACTGAGACATTCCTTGTAATGCTGCTTTAGCTCTTGCAAATTTTGCTAACGCTGCTTTGTACTTGTCATCATTTTTTCCTTCAAATCTTTTAATATCTTTTACTAACTCATTAATGTTTCCTAAAACTTTTAAATCTGCAGTAGTCAAACCTTCTGTTCCTTTTTTACCACCAATAACATTCATAGCTTGTTTTGTAACATTTATTTCAGCTTGAGCTGCTGCTTTATCTGCATCACTGTAAGCACCAGTTGTATCATTTACAATTCTTTGTAATCTTTTTAAAGTGTTAATTTCTCTTTCACTAAAGCCTTCCTTGCCTGCAGCAATTTTAGCTTTCTCTATTTCTTTAGTTGCAGTGTAAGCTAACTTAGCAATGTCTTTTTTATCTTTTTTCTTACCAGCCATTATGCCTAACAATGATTTGTTTAAGACTGCAGCTTTATCTGCAATAGTTCCTGGTGTACCAATAGCATCTGATAGAGCAATAGCTAATAAACCTTTGTCATCATTGTCGCCTATTAATTTTTCTATTTTCTTTTTTTCAGCTTCATAAGTATCTTCAAAAGAAGGTTCTTTTTTAGGTGTGTCGTCACCTGTATTTGTTTTTTTATCTGAAACGACTGTGTCAACAATCTCTTCCATATTTACTTCTTTAGGTCCTGCATTAGGTAAAAAACCAGCCTCAGTACCAAATAATTCTTCAATTTTTTTTCTATCTTTTGTTCTTCCAAAAGCTTTTGGATATTCTCCTGTTTCAGGATCCATAAATAAAGCATCAGTAAAACTAATTTCTTCTCCTATTCCTCGAGCCTTTTTTCTATCTGCATCATACTCGTCGTATTGAAAAAATGTTTCATCTATGGGACCATACTCTTGCATTACTTTTTTCTCTTCTAGAGTTCTAGGTCTATTTGCATAAGCTATAGCTGCTGGTCCTACAAAAGGTAATGACATAAGACCGGTTGTACTAGCTGATGGAATACTAAGGTTACGAAGTTGAGTTAATAAACGAGAGCCTATGTTTCCTTTTTTAAGACCGACATTGCTTTTTTTAAGAGCATCTGCTTTTGAACTTATTTTATTAGAACCACCTGTAAGTTCTTCTGCCATGCTTCCACTTATAATATCAAGTACAGAAAATCCTGTTCTAGATCCTAAATTAGATCCTGCAATTATTCCACCACCAATGTTTCCACCGCCTCTAGCTTGTGTTCTAGGTGTTAGTTGACCAATACCAGTTGATCCACCTTTTCTAAACGATGGTCTTTTAAAATACATTAGCTTCTGCCTCCGAAGATGCTCCCTAAACCATAAGCACTTAATCCAGCAGATAACGCTTGAGAGAAAGGTCCAACACTTCCTGCACCACTACCAATAGTAGTTGTAGTATAAGGTGCGCCACTCACCATAGAAGCTATTCCTGATCCATAAATACCTAATCTATCAAAAGGTTCTTTATAGGCTAGTTGAGCTTGTTGCTGTTGAGCATCTAATAATGCTTGTTGATAAGCTAGGTTTGATGTTCCAGCCGCTCCAAGATTCTGTATATTACTTGCAGCTAAAGATGGTTGTAATGATGCTACATTAAGTTGTTGTTGTCCTAAATTTGATTGTTGTTGTCCTAAATTTAGTTGTTGACCAAAAGCTTGATTAGCTAATTGATTAGCTTGTGTAAATCCTTCTTGTAATAATCTTGCTTGAGTTGCAGCTCTGTTTCTATCGGATGCTGCTCCGTATTCTGCTCTTTGTACACCCTCTCTACCACCACCAAAAGCTCCGGCCGCTATCGCGTCAGCTGCAGATCCTTGCATTCCTTTTTGTGCTTGAATGTCGTAATCAGCAAGTGTTGCATCAATAACTTGTTGTTGATAAGGAGACATAAACTGTTCATAAGCTTTTGGCCCTGCATAAGCTTGTGCCCCACTAAATGTGGTGCCTGCGCCACCTAAAGTAGAAGTTGCTTGATCTAGATAAGGTTGAAATCCTGCAACTCCTGTTCCTTGTCCAGCACCTGTTACGGCTCCAGTTACTGGATCAAAAGTTAATTGACCTAGTCCTGCTTGTGTTGCAGCTAATTGTTGTGCCTCTTGAGTTAAAGCATTTTGAGGTGCAATCTGTGGTCCAAGTTCCGCTAGTGTAGGTACTGTGCCTGTTATGTTTCCATCCGCATCATAAATGTTAGAACCAGGAGCTTGACCTACTAGTTGTGTTAATAGATCTATATAGTTTTGTTGAGCGCCTTCTATAAATGGAGCCGGTTTGTATGATGTTGACATTATGCTTTACCTACTTTTTCTGCTTGTTTCATTGTGTTGTATAATTTCTTAGATCCTTCTTCAACGCTGCCATTACCTATACCACGTACCGCATCAGCAGTCATTACAAATTCATTTTTAGATAACATAGCGGGTACATCATCGGCTCTTTCTTTAATACCAACCGGTACAAAACCACCTTCATCTCTGTAGTCTCTTTCAACTACACCTGCATTATTTTTTCTAATCTTACCTGTTGGTACATCGCTTATACCGCCAACGGATTTAAATGTTTTACCTGTTAGTTGGAATATCTCTGCTTCAATGTCGGATACATCTTCACCATTTGCAAGTAAATTATCTCTTAAGATTAATAGTTCTGATACTCTGTTAGCTCCACCTTTGTAACCTATTCTTCCGCCGTCTTTTCGTCCTCCACCAAGACCCATGATAGCAATTTCTTTTAATACTGCTGCATCTTCGGGATATTTACCAGGGTTATTCAATATTTTATATAAGTTAGGCATAGTGTAAGATCTATCTGATCCACCTGATCCACCTAGTCTTCTAAATAAATATGATTTTTCTTGTCTGCTAAAATTAATACCTGCAGCCATATCCATATCTTCCATATCGTCGTCATCACCTGCTTCAACGTCAATAGTCATGATACCTATTTCCGACTCACCTTCTTTAGGTGAACCAAATTTTCTATCTACTCTTGTAATGTTAGTTCCGAATCCTGTACTAGTATCCATCATCATAGACTCAGGAGGTAAGTCCGATTTTCTAACTTTTACTGGTCCATCTTCCGTCATTATAATTACAAAGTCTTCTGTACTTGTGTCAGGCATAATCTCCTCCAGTAATTGTGTTTTTATCATCTCATTAGCACCAGACTCAAATCCTATTCTGCCACCATCTTTTTTACCGCCAAAGAAATTTTGTAAGTAACCTGCGTACTCCGCTTGTTTCTCGTCTGCTTGTGCTTGGTTATATTCTTCCTCTGTTAATTCTACCCCGGCTTGAGATGCTAAATATAAAGCTTCTGCATAAGATGCTGCAGCGGTTGCTGCTCCAAGCACTGCATTTTTGTCAAGTTTACCATCTGTGTAAAACAAAGCTTTACTTCCTCTTTTTAAAAGATCTAATGCTGCATCTGTTTTTTGTCCTGGAGATGTATCAAAACTTACAATTGATTTAAATGAATCCATCGCAGATCCACTAGGGCTTAAAGATACTTCACTCATTTGTTCTGATAAAAGATTCTTAGTAGGTTTTTGTAAAGGTTTAGAACTATCAATAGCTTGAACACCTTCAGTTCCTCGGTTTGAGAAGAACTTACCAAGACCAGTATCACTACCTAAAGGAGAACTAAATCCACCTTTGAAACCTTGTAGTCCACCTGTGAATGCTCCACCATCTCCAAAAGGATTACCTTGAAAACCTGCTCCACCTACATATCTTGCTAACTGACCACCACCGTAATTCATAGCTCCAGATTTTAAACCTGCACTAATACTTCCTGTTTGATCAAACGTACCTAGTCCTGACATTGCTGCTGCAACTGCTGGGTTAAATGGTGCAACAAAAGGAGCAGCTTTGACTGCTACATCTGCTACTTCATTGGGTATAATTTTTCTAACAAATTTTTTAATAGAACTACCTAAGCCAAACTTCTCTCTGGGTGCAACTTGCATTATCCCACCGTCTGCTCGTAATTGTCTGTTCATTAAAGATCTAGATATCGCCATAATTTAAATATATTTATACTGTTAAGCAGGCGTAGAAATCCTGTAAATATGATACTTTATTTGATTTTTTTGCTATCGTCAACTTCTTTGAGGGGCTTAGTTGCTTGTTCTAAATCATCTCTAAAACGACCACAATACGAGTATTCCCCTACGTGAGTTATGTAGTCATTTATATAGGCATGTACCTTACCTCCTATATCCGTCCATCGTTGACAAAATCCAAAGTCTTCACCGAAGTAACGTTTAGTAACAGGGTCGTGTAAGGTATCAAATAGATTGTACATATTTTCTTTTTTCTCTTCTTTACCGTTAATATTAGTAGGTTGAAATATCTCTAAATGAGGGTATTCTTTAATCATCTTTTCAAGAACTTCTCTTTTAATTAACATACATCCAGTAGGAGCATGAGTTAGTTCCATAAGTCCTCGGTCCACGGTAATTGAATTAGGATCATCTACTTTAACAGGAAAGGTAAACCCTGCCTTTGCTAGATCATTAGCATCATTAATAGCGCGTTGTTTTAGGGTATGTCTTCTCCATATTTTATCCCAACTTAATATTTTCATAGGATAAGGTACTCCAATAATATCTTTATCAAACTCTAACATTTTAAAAATAGTTTCAGCATTAAAATCAATATCCGAATCAATAAATAATAAATGAGTGTAGTTGTCTTCGTGGTTTAACATTTCAGCAACACATAAATTTCTACCTTGAGTAACTAAAGATGATTTTAATAGGGTGAAGCTGCATTGTATTTTTTTAGCCCAACACGCCTGTTGAAATTTTAAAACTGCTTGACAGTAATGCATACTTACATCACTATGACAGGGCGTACATACCATTATTTTATAAGGAGATTGCTCTCCTATATTTATTTCGGTTACGTTATTTTCTACCTTATTGGTTTTAATTGTTTGGTAAGTATCTCCATTAGGAGTTATTGTTTTATCTTGGTTAAACCATATAGGTTCATTTGGCTTTGGCATTAATCGCTCCTTGTAAAAAGTTAGTCCATGAAGCAGCTTGTTTATTCCAAGAATAATAAAACTGTGTATAGCTAGCTTGTGTAGTTAAATGGTCTTGTATTATTTTTTCATGAAGTGTTGCCGATGCAGCATCTATGCCATAAGCAAATTTTTCAGCTAAAGCTTTGTAATTACTGTCATAAGGAATATACATTGGAAACTCGGCGCCTGTTTCAAACAGAGCTCCATAGTTTGTTACAATACTGTATAATCCAGCAGACATTGCTTCTAATAAGGATATACATGAAGTTTCTTCAAATATACTTGGATACACATACATATTATAATTTTTTATATTTTCTCTTATGTACTCATTTGGTTTATAACCAATGTAATTTACATTAGGTAAAGACTCCGCTTGATCGTAAAGAGATTTGTAATCTTTATCATTTTTATCCATAAAATCTTTGCCATAAACTTCACAAGATGAATATACATCTAAAGTAATTAATGGGTTTTTAACTAGCTGCATTGCACCTAACAATACAGACAAACCTCTCCAAGGAGTGTTTTGATGTATGATTTTTATAGGTTGTCCTTTTTGATAAGGTTTTGATTGTTCTATTTTGTCTACACCGTTTTTTATAACAATACATTTTTCAGTAGGTAGACCAAACATCATTCTAAACTTTTCATGGTTCCAATGAGAATTAAATACATACCAATCATACTTATGATGGTTAGCTTTATCTTTAAACCAGGGATATAAATTAGGTTGATCGTAAGAATTTTTTTGCCAAAGTATATTTACTTTGTTGGGATCTAATGGAACTTTACCTGGTATTGAAGTACAAATTTGAACTTTGTCCAATAAGCTTTTGTCTACATATTTATTTAAAAAACTTAATTGTAATTCAGTTCCACCTTTAGGTGTTTGATTTCTTATTTTCATTCATGACTTTCTGTAAAACATTCAATCCTTTCGGGGATACCTCTACTGTTAAATCTTGAGCAATATGCTCTGCAACTGTTTCAGTATTTGGATCAGCTATGTCAGCTTCTTTCTCTGTTTCGTCTTTATATATTTTATTTGTTCTAGTATTTCTTAACACTACTGTTGTAGTGCAATCTATTTTTAGTATATCATTATCCATTTTGTTGTGACCTGTCTATTAAAGCATAACTTACAACACCTGTTACTTCATTTGCTGTGTCTGCTTGCATCTTTATAACATCTCCTGCTTCTAAATTCAAGGTATTTACAATCATATTTGCCATACTTTTATTGAGCTGCGCATGACCTATTTCTGTATCACTACCACCAGATTTTTTTAAATATAGATCAGCATCTACGTTTGATGCATCCTGATGGCTAGCCTGTACTGTTTTTACAATTGCCACAGCTGATGTAGATATAGTTAATACTGTAGTTAAGTTGGTAGTTATTAAATCAAATGCTGCACTTTTATATTGTATGGTCATGATAAAAAGTAATTATATGTATCTTGTTCTTCTTTTAAATCTTCTTGAAAAGAAAAATTAAGTTGTTGTTTCATAGTTGTCATAGACTCAATAATTTGTCTTTGATTTTCAACACTATATTCTTGTACTGGTTCAGGTATATAATTACTTAATTTAGCCATTATCTTCTTCCATCTGGTTGAGCGTCCATTCTAAAACTACCATAACGCCATGTTTCACCTACAGCATCATTTTCTATTTTTAAAGATAGTAGTCTTCCTCTTGCCCTGGTATCTACTTTATCAGTAGATGATGTTATTGTAAAGGGACCTAAAGGCGAGCTTGCTTGAGTGCCCGACGGATAATCCGATATAAATAATGTTACCTTAGAGTTTCCCACTAAAAATTTATAGTCTGGCATAAATCTTCTCATAGACATAAATAATTCACCATCATCAATATCAAAATCTCCAGATCTTATAAAAGCATTAATTGAAGTTGTGCCTGAGCTATTGACTTGATCGTTTCCTGTTTCGTGTTGATATAAAATAGATGCACCATATTTATTAGTAACTCCTAGAATAGTAGAGAAAACAGGTGTTGCGGTTTTGTCATACTCAGTAGCAAAAGGTTTATTAAAGACCCCTTGATCACTATAAGAAGTTCTACTTAATGATGAAGTAGTCCAAACATTTTCTTGATAATTGTAAGTCACACATCTGTCAATTTGTGTTGATCCTGATTTTGGATAAAACCAATTTACTTCTGTATAAAGAGAATTAGGTGAAGAATAAATAATATCGTTGTTGCCAAAGTTGAGGCCTAAATTTCCATTTTGTGTTGTAAATACAAAGTCTTCAACTAAACAAGGTAAAGCTTTGACAGTACCATCATACACAAAAAATCCACCTTCATTAGACATCCAATAAATAGCACCGTTAACATAAGAAGCTGCATGTTGACTAATACATCCACAGTTAGTGCCAACTTGTCTAACACTAAAAGTAAAAGGAGGACCCACAAATTGTATTACATAAGCAGCAAGATCTGTTAATACAAAAACATAATCTTTACCTTGTAAAGCTGCTCTAATCTCATTACCTGTATCTAATCTAAATGTACCAGCAGTGTTAGTAGCGGTTGGTGCATATGTATTTAAATCTTCTTGATTAGAAAATCTTACAAACATAGGGTCTTGAGTTGTTGCATTACCAATTGTTGTTTCAGTTCCAAAATGAAACAAATGTCTATCTCGGTCAGATACTAATGTAAATCTACTAGCTGTTGGGTTAGCCGAAGTTGAAAAAACAGGAGTAGATTGCGAGGCTCGAATACTTCGAGCTGAGGATGCTCCCGCATTCCATGTAAAGGTTCTGCCATCAAATATAGTTGCCACTAAAACTTGACCAAAATTATCTAAGGACCAATTTCCTGGAGCTAAAGTTACATTAGTTGTAGATCGTTCCGTACCCCAGGTATCGTCTCCCCATGTAGATGTACCCCATCCATAACCTGCAGTTTGAAAGGTTGGTCCTATTTGAACATAAGGGTTAACAGTTGCTGCACCTGCTGCAGACATACCAGCTCCTCCTTCAGCACGCGATGCTTGTATTGTAAATGTGCTTGAACTAGGGACAGTTAATATTTCATAAACTTGTTCTAATTCCGCTGTTGTAAAATCTGATGCACCTGTAACACTTACCCCTGATAACGTTATGTATCTTCCAACACCTAATCCGTGAGATGCTTTATTTATAGTTACAGTATTTGAACCATTAACAGTTGATATGGTGCAGCCAGTAATAGCTGTATCTAAAGGAGTAATGTCATAAAACTCACTTTCATAATATAGAAATAAACCTTGTGATGTACCTAGAGCTGCATATTTTTCACCGGCCAAAGATGACCAAACTAATTGCGCTCTAACTACACCCGGTGCTGTTGAAGATGCCGTGGTTAATTGTTGCCATCCACCTATTTTTTCAGGGGCGGTATATCTAAAACGTACAAAATCTCCATCTATCCATTGTCCAGGAAGAGCAGAGGGTACACTTTGTTTATTAAAACCAGCAGCGAAATTTACTTTTTTTAGGGCCATACTTGTGTTATATAATATTTATGAATATAAAGAAAGATAGAATATATAAGGTTTTATGCTAACTCAACCATTTTTTCCAGTGATGATAACCACGGATAAATATGAAAAGAATGAAGATCTGTGTAAAGAGGTAGCTGACTATTGTGTAGATACATCCAAAAAAAGAAAAAAAGACATTGCTACAGGTTGGATATCAAGTTCAACTTTTAATACACTAGACCTGTTAGATATTCTTAAAGAAGAAAAATTTAAAGATCTCAACGATTGGGTTTTTAAAACAGCAAGTGTTCATGGTAATTTGATGGGTTATCCAAAACTCAGACCTAGAAGTGGTTGGTTTAACGTATATTATAAGTATGATTTTCAAGAGTTTCATTCACATTCTATGCACCATGTTTCATGTATTTATTTTTTAAAATCAAATCCAGAAAAAGATGCAAGAGTTTTTTTTGCATCCCCAATATATGATTTACCAACTAAACCACAACCAAATGAAAATAATGCTTTAACCTGGGACAAAGTAATTTATACACCTTCACAAGGCACTTTAATTGTTTTTCCATCTTGGCTAAGACATTGCGTTGAAAGACAAGAAAGCGATGGACCAAGAATTAGTGTGGCTTATAACTTTGATTTATGTTCTTAAAAAATTTTACTATATATACGGAGCATTGGGATAAAGATATATTAGAAGAATATTTTACTATATTTCCTAAAAACTTACCTACGTATTACAAAACTATACCTACTAAGTATTTTGATCCAGGTATTGGTAAATTCTTAGAATCACACAGAACTATTAAAACTTGTTCGGGTTTTATGAATTTATATAAAAGATCTATGCTTGTATCGTCTCCCTGTGATATTGAGATTGTAGTAGATAAAAATAGAAAGGCTACAGCATTTGTCGGCAAATATAGTAACAAACATAATTTAGTTCATCAACATTCAATTGCACAACACTCACAATATGTTCCAAGTCATGTAAATCTTGATTTTACTTTAAAATTTACCTTCGGCTGGTATTTAGATTGTAAAAAAGAATCAGTAGTGATACACTCTCCTTCATGGCATTTTCCTAAATTTCAAGTTGTGCCTGGAATTATTGGTGGCCATGAAGAGTTAAATTTTTTTATGAATGTTTATAAAGATCAAGATCATATCCTTATAAAACAAAATGACCCTTTGTTTTTAGTGACACCATGTACTAATAAATCATTTAACTTTAAATTAAAAAATAGAAAACAATCTGAATTTGAAAGGAGGAAAGGTGATCTCGTTTTTACAAACTTTAAAAAATTTGTTAAAGAATCCGTCTTCAAAAAAAATTGAATTTACTTTGATGGATAAAGCAAAGATAGAACATACAACTGAAAGTTTTTGGTTGCCGCCAACTCAAGCTATGAAACAAATGCCTAGTTGGTATAAAAAAATGGCAACTTATAATCAAGGATTAATTAATCAACCAACTGTTAAAAAATGTCCTCCAATTTTAGAAATGTATAGACATGGATATATTATTCCTAATTCAGTTGATATTACAATCAAACAAGTAATAGGAGAAAAAGGTTTTGATAGTTTTTTATATGAATATCCTCAAAACTACGCTGGTGAAAATTTAATAAGTGGTCATTCAAGACAACAGGTTCACGCTGTGCCTCTTATAGATAAATGGAAATCTCATGCAGCTAATAAATATAATAATCCTTGGCTAATAAAAACTCCTCCAGGTTATTCAACTTTATTTTTAAACCCTTTGATAAATGATGTGCCAGATACATATTATGCCTTTGAAGCCATAGTTGATACAGATAATTGGCATGAGGTTAATTTTCCATTTGTTGTAAATTGGAATAAAATTAGTCCAGGTGGTGAGTATGTATTTAAAAGAGGTGATCCTATTGTTTTAGCAATTCCATTTAAAAGATCTGATTTTCATTTAGAAGTAACATATGACAATAAGAAATTGAATAAAATGCATAAAAGACATGCTGTTGAAAAAGGTATGAACTTTAGCGACTTTTATAAAAAATTAAGTAAGAGAATTAAATTTTAATATGAAAACACATTTATTTGAACAAGTTATTTGTCCTAAAGAACTTTATTGGTTATACACAGAACTATTAGCTACGCACGGATGGACTATTAATGCACATGCAAGACCTGCACCAGGGATAGACAGGATATTCCCAACTATAGGTAATCTTCATATTGAAAAAGGTTTTAAATGGTTTGAGTATTTTCAAGGTTTAGTTTTTAGAATCAAACAAAAAGCAGATAAAAAAAATATTGGTATGAATTACAACATAGAAAGAATATTTATTAACGCTACCTTTTCTGATTCAATAACAAAACTACATTCGGACAATGATGGAGAAAGACCTGTCCATAGTTTACTTGTATTTCTAACACCAGTTTGGCAAGATTCTTGGTTAGGTAGTTTTAAAGTTGATGGGGAAGAATTTAAATTCAAACCAGGTAATGTTGTATATTTTGGTTCAAATGAATTTCATGTTGGAGATGTTCCAATTAAAGGATGCCCTTGGATAAGATTAACAGCAAATATTGTTTTGGGTTAAGCGTTTTCTTTAAAACGTTCTTGTAGTTCTGTAATTACACCATCTATTTCTATATTTAATTCTGGAGTAAATCTAATGTTTTTTGGTTCAGAACTCGCATGATCTTGAGGTATGTCTCTAAGTTTTTTTCTAAATTCAATTAGATGTTCTTTCTCTCCTGCTTGAAAAGGAAAATCTTTAGCAGTAATGTATTGATCTAAATATCTTATAAATGAATTTCTTTCAGATCTAACCCTATCCCAATTGTCATATCCATCTCTTTCATAATAAGGTAAAGCATTAATTCTTTGTTCTTCAACATAGTCTGCTTCAGCATGATCTATAAATGCTTGAAAATTATCAGGAATAGACGTTAGCATTTCGTGTGGTGTGCCATTATCTAAATATTCAATTTCACCTGAATTTGTTTCAGTGTCAAATCTAAAAACATTTATATCTGCACTTGGAGCTGGAGTATAGTCAGGAAATCTCTTTGTACGATCATCTATCGTTACTGCCATGTCAGGTACACAAATTTGATATTTAGTCATATTAAGTTTTAATTATAAAATAAGTTTCTACAAAAGGTTGTGTAGGATCTATAGTACCTGCTGAAGTATTATGGTTATGGGAGCCACTACTACCTGCTGATGACCAAGTGTAGTTTCCTTGGTATCTCATACTGTTACTGTTATTACCAAATCCAATTCCATCAGAACCTCTCTTTGGAGCACCTGTGTGATTGTGACTTGGAATGGTATTTTGCGATAAAGATGTGTTTGCCATTGATACTGAGCAAGTCTGTGAATTTGAACCTGCGTTTGTACCTAGGTTTCCTGATTTACATTGAGGAACTTTGTCTTTTATGTCTGGTACGTTGAATGTTGATGAACCATTTCCAGCTCCGTAAGTTGTTCCAATAACGGCGAAAAGTGCAGCGTATGTTGATCTTGAGACTGCACTACCATCACAATCTAAATATCCAGTAGGAACACTTGAAGAAGGCCAAGGTATAATTGTACCAGTATCTACAAGTACAATACCTGTAAGATTTGCGCCGTCAAAATCATATTTTGTTGCTTCATATGTTGCCATTTGTATTCCTTATCTTAAGCAGGTAAACCTATAATAACACTTTTAGATCCATCTGCTGCTTCTAAAATTACATCACCTTCATAAAAAGAAATATTTTTTGGTTCCTCGCTCGAATAATCTGCTGGTAAATTTCTTAAATTAATTCTGTAAGTTAAATATTCTGCTTTTTTCTCATCAGATAAAGGTGAATCTTCTACTTGTGACCAGTCACTATCTCTTAAGTATTGGTCTCTCATTCCTCTTACTCTACCCCAACTATTAAACTCTGCTGCCTCTTGGTCAAGAATAGCTTGTTTTTCAGCTGCGTGTGCATCAATAAAAACTTGGACATCTGATAACTCACATGGAGCATGAGGTGTTCCATCATTATATTCAACTTCACTTAAATTTGGTTTTTCACTATCGTATTGATACGCATGAACATTTGCAGGTACAGAATTCCAACAAGATTGACTAGTCATGTTAGTGTAGCCGTTTCCGTCTACTACCACTGTCTTATCCTCTACTATTACTGATACCTTCATTTTTTCTCCTAAGTTTTAATTACGTAATTTATATCAATTGTTGGCTGAAGTAAAGAGACACTTGCAGAACTCGCAGAGTGAGTATGAGAGCTCCCTCCACCAGTGTTATTTCCACTTTGTGTGCTTGTCGTAGGGCACTGGTTTCCGTTGGACCCTGTATTTCTATTAGACGAAGAAACTGTTACGTGAGAGTGACTCGGTAACGTATTATTACTAATAGTGGTACTTCCAGCATTTACATTCGAAATGTTAGAGTTATTTGCTCCACCTGTGCTTGCTAAAGCTTTTCCATTTGATTTACCAACTACAATTCTATCAGACAGATTTGGAACATTAAAAGTTGATGAGCCATCTCCTGAGCCATAAGTCGTGCTTATTACTGCAAACAATGCGGAATAAGTAGATCTCGAAACTGCAGCTCCATCGCAATTCAAATAGCCTGTTGGGGCACTTGCAGTTGGCCAAGGTATGATACTTCCAGTATCAACTCCAACTAGACCTGAAATATTTGATCCATCGTAATCGTATCTAGATGCTTCATATGTTGCCATTTTTTATCCTATGTCTTAATTATAAAGTTTAAAGCTATGTAAGGTTGTAAAACTGTTACTGCATCTCCACCGTTTAAAGTGTGTGAGTGTGCACCTCCATTACCTGTACTGCTTGAGTTTCTGTTTGCTGAAGTTCTTCTTGCTCTGTTTCCATTTCCACTACTGAGGTTGTAGTCAGCATTGTCACCAATAGAGCCCACTGAGTGAGTATGGTTACCCATTTGAGAAGTAGTAATGGTATGGTTAGCTAAGTTTCCCGAGTTAGGTGAAACTGTATTTGCTCCTCCAGTTGTCCCAACGTTTGAGTTGTTACTTACAGATTTAATATTTCTATCCTGAGAATCAGGAACGTTGAACGTAGAGGATCCATCCCCTGATCCATAACTAGTTCCAATTACTGCGAATAATGCAGAATACGTACTTCTTGATACTGCTGCTCCATCACATGGTAAATAACCAGTAGGCGCAGTTCCAGTAGACCATGGAATAATTGTGCCAGTAGATAGACCTTGGATACCGGTAATAGCCGCTCCATCGAAGTCGTATTTTGTAGCTTCGTATGTTGCCATGGATTATTTCTCCCTATATGTCCAACCGGTAGTAGCGTCTCCTGAATAAACTAAAGAGAAGCCTGCACCTTGTGTGTTAACTACTAGGTCGGCCGCTGAATTAGTTATGTTAGAAGAGTTTCTTCCAACAGTTAATGCGTTTGAATTAAAATCGTATCCTTTGTCAATAACAGATACTTCGTCTCCAGCACTAGGAGATGCAGGTAAAGTTAAAGTAAATGCTCCGCCGCCTGTATTTGCTAAAATTTGTGCACCAGGTTGAACTGTTTCAGAAGCACTAATTGTTCTCCATACTTTTTCTTCAGAACCTTTATACACATTAGTTCCATCTGACCATAACTGATAAGTATGTCCTTCGCATAAAAGAATACCTGTACCGGAAGAAGTTTTAAAAGTTAAAGTGTAACCTGCATGGTTACAGCTATCTAAAACAGTATATGTTTTTTCTACAGAATCTGGAATAGTAACATTTACATTTGCAGCAAGTGTTCCAGTTAATTTAATAACTTCGTTCTTACCATTTGATACTGCACCATTTGTAAATGTTAAAGCTCTACTGGCGTTAGTTACGTTGAACGCATCATAACCACCAATAGCTTGTTCAAGAATTAATAAGTTTGTATTTGTAATCTGTCCCCAAGTTCCTGAATTTTCTCCAGTTGTTTGGACTGTTAATTTTAAACTAGCTGATGTTGAATTTGCCATTTTTTAAATTCCTTATAATAGTATTTTATAAAATTTATGCAGCGGTGTCAACTTCTGTCCAAGTAGGTGCTGTGCCTGTATTTACCTTGGTCCATTCCACTGTTTTAGGGCTTCCTAGTTCCATTGTCAAGCCAATTCCTGTTAATACAGCTAGTGAATCTGGTGCTGTTGCAGTTCCTTCCTGCATAGTCATTGCTTGACCTGTTAAATCTACTAAAGTATTTGCATCTAAAACAGCTGTGCCAAGAGCTGCTGTCATAGGTAAAGCTGTTGCAGTGACATTTGCATCTCCAGTAACTGTTGGAGCATTTTCTTGCATAGTCATTGCTTGACCAGTAACCGCAACATCGACATCAGTAAAAGCAATAACAGTTCCCTCTGCTGCCGTCATTGCTTCACCAGAAACTGTAGCAAATGTGTTTGCGAGTGCGGTTGTTGTTCCAAGATTAGATGTTAAAGCTTGACCTGTAATATCAACATTTGCGTTTGCAGTAATTGAAACAGAATCTAGATTAGAAGCTAAAGCTTGACCAGTTACAGGAACATTAGCATCTCCTGTAATTTCCGTAACATTTCCTAGTGACATAGGTAAAGGGAATGTTCCAACAATTCCACCTGTTGTTGCCTCTACTCCAATAGGGATATTAAATGTAGCTGGACTTAATGTTGCAAAAGGTGCTTCACCGAAAGCTGTTAATGTATCGTTAGTAGGATTACTTTCTTGTAAAGTTAATTCAAAACCGGTTACATTAATTTCTTGATTTGATGATTGTGTAAGGGTTCCCTCTGCTGCAGTTAAAGCTTGACCTGTTAGATCAACACGTACTAAAGAAGATCCGTTTGCTGTTCCTAAAGTGCCTGTTAATACTTGACCTGTAACAGGTACGTTTGCATCAGCTGTAATAGCAGGAGTATTTTCCTGCATAGTCATTTCTATACCTGATGGATATGCAATTACACTGGATTCTTCTGCACTAAAAGGTGCCTCTGAATATGCGGTAACTCCTAGGGCCATGGATTAGGCTCCTGTTTTTTGTTCTTCTTTTTCTTCTTTAGCTAATTCTGGTTTTAATAAATCAGAATAATGTTTTTGTAAAACTTCTAAATCAATAAACTCAATGTTTACTTTATTTTTTTTAGCAACAATATCTTGAAGCTTTGACAAATACACTTTACCTTGATCAGATAAATTTTCACTATCATATTCTTTTTTGTCAAAAATAAAAATCATTAAATTCCCCAACCACCTGTAACAAAACCAGCGTCATTATTAAAACCTGAGTTGTTAATATTACCTTTAGTTAATTTTTTTTGATTATTAGAAGCATCAACTACAACAAAGAAATCTCCATCACCGTTTGAGGTGGACGTTGTAAGTTCAGAAAGATCTACATCTATTTGATCTGCTTGTATGTCAATTAAGTTTCCGGCACCAACATTTAAAGTTACATCACCAGATGACCCTCCACCTGTTAAACCAGATCCTGCTGTAACAGCAGTTATATCTCCAACTGTTGGAGTTTGGAAAGATGGCTGTGCCCCAGCTCCGGCTGAAGTTAAAACTTGTCCAGCACTACCTGTTGCTATTGCAACTGGATTTCCTGAAGCGTCATAAGAAATAATATTACCATCTGTACCTGATGCCATTTTAGCTAAAGAAACAGCATTGTCTGCGATTTGGGCTGTGTCTATAGCATCGTCTGCCATTAAGGCATTCGTAATTTGATCGTTTGCAATGTGAGCTGTGTCTATAGACCCGTCCACATATTGAGCGCTGTCTACACTATTAGCTGCCATTTTTGCAACCGTCACATTGGAATCTGCTATCTTGGCTGTCGTCACTGCATCGTCTTGAATTTCTGCTGTGGCTACTCCTGAATCTTTAATTGTTATTGCTCCAGAACTAGCAGCAAAGTTATCTGAACTAAAGGATGCTGCTCCTTTAGCAGATGTAGAAGCATCAGCTAAATTTATTGTAACATCTCCTGAAGATCCACCACCTGTTAAATTAGTTCCAGCTGTAACCGCTGTTATATCTCCAACTGTAGGAGTTTGGAAAGTAACAGCACCTGATCCATTGGTTGTTAAAACTTGAGAAGCAGATCCGTCTGATGTAGGTAAAGTATAAGCTGAAAGAGCAAAGTTTGCTCCATCACCTTGAATAATTTTTCCTGCTGTTGTTGCTAATCCTGCAACGTCTTGTAGTTGAGCATCTAATCTTGCGTTTGCAACAGTACCGCTTGCTAATGCTGTTGCATTTAAATTTGTTAATGCACTTCCGTTAAGTGCAGGTAAAGTTGCTGGGAATCTTGCATCTGGAACAGTTCCAGAAGTTAATTGGGTTGCATTTAATGCTGTTAAGTTAGATCCATTGTTTGCAACAATGTTTCCGCTAGCATCTAGTATGACTGATTTAGATGCAGGAAGAGTACAAAAAACATTTTTTGTACCAGAAGAAAAATCTACTGCATTGTCAGAATTTGATGATGATATAATTGTAGTTCTTGCAAGGGTATCTGGTGTAGCATCGGTTACAGTTCCTAAACCTACTTCAAACTCACCATTGTTAGTATTAACAATCGCATAGTAAGTTGTATTACTATTACCAATACCTGCTACAAATGTTTCAAAACCTGTTACTGCTCCTGCAAGAGAAAGGGTACCTGTACCAGTAGTGGTAGAGGTTTCTTTAACTCTATCATTAACGACTAATGCCATTTATTTCTCCTTAACCAGATATTCTTAATATAGCTGCTGCTGTAGTAAATGCTGGAAACTGTATTGTGAAAGTTCCTGATGTAGCTGTTTTATCTGCTCCAAAATCTAAAATTGCAACTGCTGCATTAGTAACTGCAGAAGATGTATTGTAGATCATTGCACCTCTAGCTGTCAACGTTACACCTGTGAAAGATAAATCTGCAAAGTCAACAATTGCAACACCTGATGCAATTGAAGTATTTTGACCTGCTAATGGATCTCCACCTGATGCGTAAGTACCAGTGTTACTAACTTCGTTTGTAGTTGTGAATGAAGTAGTAGCTGAGTTTAGAGTTGCTGAAGAAGTATAAAGCGCTAATTTAAAAACATCACCGCCAGATGATTTAAAATTTGCATCACCTTCTAGTAATTGTTTCTTAAAAGCATTTGCGATTGCTTGTGTTATAGCCATAGTATATCTCCTTATTGTTTTCCTATTCGAGGAACACCTGCTTGATATTCATCTCGTCTTCGTCTTCCCATTTGTTCTATTGAGAATCCTTTGACTGCCTCTTGATATTTTTTATCATATAACTGGAGCATGTCAATGGGCCCTTTTAAAAAGCCGTAAGCTTCTACTAGGCATGCATACAATAGTCCGTTGGGAAAATACTTACTAATGTATGTAGTGGTATTTGTAGCAGATAAACCAGGGTCTTTCAAGATATAGTTTAACTGAATTTCATAAGTAGCATCGGGGGTAGGAGCTATTATAAGTTCACTCTCATTCCAATAACCATAGTATTTTGGAACACCTGTCGATTCCGCAGGATTAAATTCTGACATAAAACTTGTATCTCTAAATTGTAAAAAATCTCTGTTATTAGGTTGAGAACTTCCGTTAGAGTCTACTATTTGAGCAGATCTAATAATTAATAAATCTGCTGGAGTATCGATGTATCTTTGATTTGTAATTAAATTTGCTGTAGCATATCTTCTATTGTTATCAGAATCTACATCTCTAAGAATTTTAAATTCTGCATCTTGAATAAATCCATCTACAATAGTTGAAGTTAAAACATTTGAATCTACTTCTGTGTAATCTCTAATTTTTTGTACTAATTCTGCGTATGTCATGCTCTATCATTAACAGGTCCAGCTAAACATTGGAACCCGCCTCCCGTTTCTGTGCTACTTGCAGCACTAATTAAATTAAAAGTAAAACTGTTAAATTCTGTAACAGTTGAAGGTTGTCCCGCTTGTGTTACTACTGTTGGAACCATTGTTACTGCGTAAGCACCGTAAACTTTTGCTCCACTTGAATGTTCACCTGCGGGTGTGTTTTTGGGAGTCTGTCCCCTGAAAGGAGCAGCTGTTCCTCGAACACAATTCGATAAAACATTTGCTGAATTTCCATTGTAATAAATAGTTTCAGTTTCATATAGTCCAGATGTTGCATTTATTTTTTCAATTGCAATATATCCTTGACTTGGAAAAGCAGAAGTGTCAGTTAAAGTAATAGAGGTATCTGTTGCTGTAATATTTCCGTTTAAAGTAGTTTCTAATTGTAATGTAGAAATTGCAACTCCTCCCACAGGACTTTTAACATCATAGAATCTTATAAAGTCTCCATTTTGATAACCACTAAAAGGAAAGCTGACAGAAACTTGAGTTGAAGAGTTAGTCATAGTAAATGGATTTTTTGGTAAAAAATCTGTAGTTGGAAATTCGGTTCTTGCGGGTCTTGGATGTGGTAATCCTTGTGGGTCTGCGGTGTATGGTTTAGGTTCTAGTTGTGGCTGCTTTGGTTCATATTCAGAAGTATGAACTCTTGCACCATTCCATTCTCTAACCATTTCTCTATAAGGATATGCTAGACCTGATCGATCTGAAATAAATAATGCGTATCTTCCTTTTGATAAATTTCCCATAGTTATATACTCGGATAGTAAGTTTTAGGTGAAATGAAAACACTAGCTGAAGAACCATCTTCTTCTAAAGCTCTAGCCAATTCATCTTCATAAATTAATTTTGTTTCTTGTATTCTTGGTTGTGCGTACTTCATAGATAGATAATAAGTTAAACCTGCAACCATGCAAGGTACAAATCTATAAGGTACGTCTGTTGCATTCGTGTAGGCACCTGCATCTTGAATTCTTTTTTCATAATAAAAATTAATAACATCACCATTTTGAGAAGCGCCTGGCGTTAAATAAACAGTGATTAAAATGTGATCAATAAATCTTTGAACAAAATATTGGGAAGGTTGTCCTGTAGCTGTTTTATTAGACAATGCTTGATATTGAGATCTGTTTATTTTTTCTAAAGGGGAATCTACATTAGAGTTATTTCTGTACGAACACTCTAAAATTTCTGTAGCTTGATTTACAAAATTAGTAACAGTATCGCCGCTTGAATGGGTAGCTGCCGTAGTTCCATTAACCCCACGTGTTACTCCAGTGAGCTCTAAATCACTAAACCCAGTGTAAGAAATATTTTCAGATCCTACGTTGATAGTGCCTGTGGTTGGCATGTTATCTATAGAAGCTAACGTAATTCCTGTAGTAGCTGTCGTAGAAGTAATTGCAGCTGACAATGTAGATGTCACTCCATTAGAATTACCATCAGACGTTGATCTAAAAATTTTATATTCGTTTTGACCATTTACTAAAGTAATATTAGTATTAGCTACTTCCCAAAAATGAAGACCTCTATTGCCCCACTCCTGGAACATTATGTTTAACGATCTTCTAGCGGTTTTTAAATTATAACCGCTCATGTCAAATTGACCAAGTCTGTTATAAGACTCTTCAATTATCTCATCGATCGAAAACGTTTTGTCAAACGTTGTAGTACCAGAAGTAGTATTGGCCATTTAATTACCCCGCTGTTAGACCTGGTCCTGAATATTTATCCGTCAATAAAGTGTAAGCTGCAATGTTAGTTTTAGTTTTACAAAAAATTCCTTTTGGAAACAAAATTCCTTCTTCAGGAAATGAAAAATTAATTACATCTCCAGTTGGAACATCACCAATAAACAAAGTAGATCCAGAATTAGAGGTTGTTGTTAGTTCTAAAACACCAGCTCCACCACCATCGGAAGAAATTATAATACCTCTTAGTCTAATAGGCTGACTAATGATTGCACTAGCCCCAGCTGCTGCAGTCGATCTTGTTGCTTGTATATCTCCATTACTTGCCATATTTAATCTCCTTAAAATTTATGTGGGGCCTAAGCCCCACACTAATTAATTATTAAGCTGCAAATGCAAATGCACCTGTAGTAGCTGCTGCTGCACCAGTGAATTCAGTTGCAATGTGCCAAGTACCATCTTCAAAACACATAAAAGCAATTTTGCTTCCAGTTGTAAAAAGATTAGTTGCTGCGTTTGCTGGTGTGAAAGTTAATTTAGTTTCACCTACTGCAGAAGTATCAAAAGTTACTTCGGCTGCTGCTCTAGATTCGATTAAAGAGCCAGTTGCAAAAACATCAGATCCTGCTGCATCGAAAGTTAAAGTTAAAACTCCACCTGCAGTGTCTTTAGCTTGAACATAAACTGCAATTGCACCCTTAGTTGCTGCTGGTAATGCTACAGCACATGCTGCTGCACCTGTGTAATTAACAGTTGCGATAATTCCATCAGCGATAGTTATGTTTGCTGCTGTTGCTGTGTCAGCTAAAACTAAACCAGTAAGATCAGGCATGCCTGAACTCATTCTAGTTGTAACTGCACCTGTAGTTGCATTTTTAGTAGCCATTTGAAAGCCACCTTCAGAACGTACTGGTCCTGAAAAAGTAGTATTTGCCATATTAATATCCTCCTAGATATCTGAATACTGTCCCTAGGGTTGTCGACTATACGCGTCAGCATTCATCATTTATTAAATGTATAGTTTATTTTTTATACATTAGTTTTGAGTAGAGTGCAAGAGAGCCTGTAATGTGAATGTGATTTATTCAACGATGTAGCTTTTTATTAAGTAGCTACTGAAACTTCAGGAGCAGAACCTTCAACGTTGTTCTGTCTGTGGGCAATTGCTGCTTCTTCCAGCTTGATCTTTGTGATGATCTCTTTTACTTTGTCATCAATTCTGACCATTTCAAGAGTATATCTGTTGTTATCCAGATGCTCCTGTTCCCACTTCAACTCCAAGGACCTTTTTGCTTTGTATAGGTCTTGTATCATTTATAACCTCTTCAAAAGTTATTCTGTTTTTCTTGTCGTCATAACTAACTCCAAGATCTTCCCATTTTATACTTTTATCTCCTAGTTTGTCAAGTATAGCATTTTCTACACTTTTAGCATTATCTTCAGCTAATATAGTAAATTTAGCGTGATGATTATAGGCCCAAATATTAATGAGAAGTTTTTTCATAGATTTATCTTTCTTATTTCTTGAATGAGGCGGGATTGTGTCCCGCCTCAAAATTATCTATTAACTGATTCCAGGAGAACCGAAAATTCCTCTAAAGTCAGAAACACCAAATTGGTATCTTTCTCTAGCTTTGAATCTTAAGTTTCCAGTATCGAAGTCACCTTCCATAGCTGTTTTGATTGGTGTTCTAACGAAATGTTTCATTCCGTTTGGAACATCAGTGATAAGGAAGAACGCATTAGGATCAGTTAA